CACTGCTGCTTTACCTTCCTCCGGCCAAGTATGAATGCTGATATGACTTTCCGACAACAGACAAATTACAGTGACTCCCTGTGGTTCAAACTTCTTTGAGATAGTCTGAATCACAGTAGCACCACTCGCAACCGCTGCGTTTTCTAATAAGTCTATAAGACAACGCTCGTCATCCAAAAGAACAAACGAGCATCCATACAAGTTAAGTAGATAATGCTTACCCATTTACAGTGGATTATCCTCCGCTTCCTTAATCAATGAACTCACAATCTCTTCAGTACCATCCATTGATTTAATAGCAAACAGAGATGATTTTTGATATTTTTTTACTTTTTTATATTGTTTTAAAAGTTTATTTAAATCTTGTTTAGGAAGTTCAAATTCAACTTCAAGATCATTATTAAATCCTTTATTCATTTCTTTTTTTTCTTTTCTGGTTTTTGATATCTCCACAATTTTGGATTTGTTCTTCCATATCCAAAATCAATTTTTTGAACAGATCCTAATCCATACTTATCATAATACATATCAAAAATACGGACCCTAGATCCTCTTACAAGATCGATGTGAATTTCTTCATCCACTTTATACCAAATTAAATATGCGTCATTTGGAAATGAAGAATCTTTTGTTTTATCAAGAGTGGTCTTTTCAAGAAGAATTTCACATCCATATTCACTAGGCAGAATTTTATTGGTTTGATTTTTTTCTGCCATTTTCGTTTTCTCCTTTAAAAGCACATTCATGAACGACCACCCCATTGAATATCGGGATATGCCTCACTAACAATTTCTTTAGTGATTTTATATTTATTTTGAAGTTTCTTATCTTTTACAAGACAAACAATTTCCGCTTCAAGTGGATGAAGACCCTGAAGAATATTGATAAACATAGTTTCTCTGCGAAGAGAACTTAATCCATCATTGCCACCTTTTACGAAATTATAAAACATAGTATATTCTTTTCTAATTGAAGATTTACCTTGGTCCATAGATCCAAGAGAATTTGAATTCATTTCTTCCATTTTAGAAACTGCATCTTCAATTTTTCCACTTAATGTTCCACTATAAGAAGTCTGCTCTCCTGTACTTGCATAAGGAACATCGCCCTCTGGAAGTAAAGAAATTATAGACTCATCAAAGTTCCAAATTAAAATTGTTTTAAGTGAAGGATCTTCATATTTTCGAAGAAATTCTATTTTTTTACCGTTTGTTCTTTGTTTTGAAACTAAATTTAAAATTTCAAAAATAAAAGGATTTGTAGGTAAATTTTCAATCAATGTTTTAGGTTTTGTTTTAGTTGCTGTCATAATTTTTAATGCAAATCAGTTTAATATAGTTATTTTGGTTATTTATTAATCTTCTTCATTTTCATCATCTTCATCATCATATTCTTCACCATCAAAAAATCCCTCTTCAAAACGAACAGCTAATACTTCATCAGGTATTATATTTCCATTGTTATCAAGAAATTCTGGATGAATATTGCGAATACCGTAAATTCTTTCTACTTGATATTGTTTAAAAATCCATCCACCAATTAAACCGATGAAAAGGAACATTACACAAAATAAAATTGTAAAGGTCAAAATGATTGATAGTTCCATTTGCTTTCTCCAGAGAGTTTATTTTTTTCTAATATCGAAATGAAATTCTATAAAAAAATGAAACTCTCTACGAAAAAGAGAAATCATCTTACCAAATTTCAATTGAAACGTTTTTGGTGTAGATTCTCTCCTCCTATTGCGTAATAATAATTCAATACCTCGATTAATCTGAGGTTCATTTTTATTTAGTTTTCTTTTTTTATCATCCTGATCTTCTTTCACAATTAAATCAAATTCTGTTCTTTCAAATATTGAACTGTATCTGAGCATCCACCAAGATGCTGAGTATCATTTAAAACAATCTGGGGAAAAGTAGATCCATCTCCAAACTCAGAATAAAATTCTTCACGGGTAAAATCAACATTTAGTTTATAAACCACATGCTGCAAATTAGTTAATTCCAGAACCTGTTGAATTTTAGTGCAATATGGACAACCATCTTTAGAATAGACTGTGAATTTCATACTTTTGTTTTTAAAAATAAAATATTACCATCCTTTTTATTTTTTGTAAAGTCAAAGAACAATAATATCTTCTTTGTTTATTTTTAATTATTTCACACTAAAGGTTTATAAAAATTTTTTGATTTTAAAAATGAATATAAATCATCAAAACTTATTAAGCAATCTTTAGAAGAATATTGATTATCTTTAAAATGTAATTTATTAAATACTTTTTCTTGATGCATTATATATACATCCCCATCTTTTTTCATTCTAGGTATTTCATCTTGAGAAGCCATTATTTCGTGATTTTTTTCACAACTTCTTAAAGTAGATAATGTATATTTTAACCCAAACTCTTTTGCAAATATTTCAAACAAATCAATAATTCTCATACTATTCAAAATAGGAATTATGTTATACCCATCATATTGGAGAGATTTCTCAACTAATTCAACAGCATCATCAACATCAATAAAAAATCTAGTCATTTCTTCACCATATAAAGAAAGACTAAAATTATTTTGAATACTACTCCATATTAACGGAAGAATGCTTCCTGTACTATTAAGCACATTACCATATACTACAGTGCTTAATTTAGTTTGTGTTTTATATGAGTTTGAAATAAATGATTCTCCTGCAACATATTTCATCGCGCCATATATTGTTGTTGCTGAACGACTTTTATCACTTGAAATAAAACAAGCAGATTCAAAATTATTTTCTTCAGAGCATCTTCTACTATTAAATGCACCATTTACAATAACTTGATTTGCTTCTTCATAATTATCATGACACGCTTGAATTTGTTTAAAAGATGCAGCAAATATTCCAATATTATGATTTCTACTCGAACGTAACATTAGATCATAATTTCTAACATCACCACAAATAAAATTAACGTTTGGGTATTGTTTTTTTAGATAATACTGTTTTGCCTCATCTCTTGAGTACACAGTAATTTCATTATTTTCATAATATCTTTCTATTAAAGATTTTCCCAAAAAACCTGTCCCACCAGTTATAAAAATTTTTTTATTTTTCATTTAAATAATTACCAACATTTTGCTTTTAAGATAATTTGATCTTCAGTTATAGTTTTATGATAAATGTATTTTGGAAGATTATTAAAAAAATAATCGTATGAATAATTAAATTCTGTTATTTTATGAGGGTCAAATTTATCATTTGTATTCAAATAAATTCCTACAGTCCCTTCCGCATTTCCTGGAAATCCAATAAAAGAATGAGTATTTTCTGGATAATTTTTTACCAAATCAATCCAAAATTCATAAGCAGTTCCATTTAATAATTGACTAGTATATTCTTTAGATAAAGGGAAGATATCATGCAATATGATAATTCCACCCTTATTTAAATGATTGATTGAATTGCAAAAATCTCTATAAACTTGAGTCTTTTCATGAAAAGCATCGATATAAATTAAGTCAAATTTAATATTCAAATCTAAATTATCAAAATAATCATCTGTTGTAGAACAAACAACTCCAGGGAGATTTATTGAAGGGTTAGAATCTACACCAATTTTACTATCACATTCAATAAGATTAAAACAGTTGTTACCATCACGCACTCCTAATTCCAAATATGAGTGATAATCTAACTCTTTAATAATTTTATTAAAGAAGTGTCCTCTCCACTGATGATTTTCGAAATAATTTTCCATATCTAAAGTTTTTTGATTATTGTAAGTGTTTTTTGGTAAACTGTAAAGGACAGTCCATGTATCTCTATATATCTCTGCAAGTTTATATGGTGTTTCATTAATTTGGATCAGGTGGAAATTGTCTTTTATACATACAATCTGCAGCATCAAGACCCCAATTATAATAGAAATCATTACGATCTACAAATCCATTTTCATTGATATCATCAAACATCCATTGTGCTACATCGTCAGGAAAATCTTTCCAATCTTTTAAGAAATCATCTCTACCCCAAACAAGACAATATTCATTAATGAATGCACCATTTAGATTATAACTTCCATGATTATGATTAATTCTTACATTTGGAGCAGAAACTGGTTCAATTACATAGAATCGTGCTGGTGCATCTTCATAAAGTTTCTTCACCCAATCATAGATGTTATCTGCGATCTTATTATTATTGTAATCGTATATGGGTTGATTCATATCTTCATAAAACTCTCTCGTATCCATCCAATCATTACATCCCCAATTACATTGGTCGCAAGGATTTGTTTGTGGATTTTCTGCGAACCAAAATCCGATCTTCCACTTCCAATATGGAAAACATTTTCTAAGTGCTTGTGACTTGCATTCTTTAGTGACTTGCGTAAGTGCAAGATTGTAAGGAGAAGATGCATAGACAAAATCAAATGTTCCAAAATCTGATACTTTAATAGTCTTATCCTTATAAGTGTAAGTATCATTCAAATGTGCATCTGGATTATCTACAACTGGAGAAATTTTAGTATTCTTGATAGTTGTGATCGTTGTGGTCATTCTGGTATAAAGACTTGCAATAGATTCATTCAAATCTGGATACTGGTCTATATGATCGTGAATGTCTTGCACAATTGCACTCAAAAACCAAGCAATAACTTCTTTACCTTTAAGTGTTTCGA